ATTCTGCCAGTAGACACCTATAAAAAAGATTTAGATGAGTTAGTGCCTCATACAGACATTATGGATTGGTCTGCTTTAAGATCACGATTAAAGTCTTCTGGCATACGGAACAGCACATTAATGGCCTTGATGCCCGCTGAAACCAGTGCTCAAATCTCAAACAGCACCAACGGCGTTGAGCCTCCACGCAGCTATGTAAGTATCAAACAAAGCAAGGACGGAGTACTCAAGCAGGTAGTGCCGGAATATAGACACCTGAAAAATAAATATGATCTACTTTGGGAACAACCAGGACCAGAAGGTTACTTAAAAATAATGGCTGTTTTACAAAAGTATATTGATCAAGGAATAAGTGTAAACACCAGCTACAATCCACAGCAATATGAGGATGAAAAAATTCCAATGAGCGAAATGATAAAACATCTTGTAATGTTTTACAAGTATGGCGGTAAGCAGTTGTATTACTTTAACACTTTTGACGGCAGTGGCGAGATTGATGTTGACAAACTCAACGAAGTGCCACTTGAGCAATCGCAAGATGACGATTCAAACTGCGATGCATGTATAATTTAAGAGGGGCTTAAAAATGACGAATTCGGTATTAAATCTAAAAAATAAAAAAGATCACACCAAAGCAAATATATTTCTTGATAAAGCAGGTGGGGTCGGTGTACAACGTTATGATACTTTAAAATACCGTGCGTTTGACAAGCTCACTGACAAGCAGTTAGGATTTTTCTGGAGACCAGAAGAAGTTGATGTTCTAAAAGACTCAAAAGATTTTCGTGACTTAACAGATCATGAACAGCATATTTTTACCAGCAATTTGAAGCGTCAAATTATTCTAGATAGTGTGCAAGGACGCAGTCCAAACCTGGCATTGTTACCTCTGGTCAGCATACCAGAAGTAGAAACATGGATTGAAACTTGGGCATTTTCAGAAACAATTCACAGTCGCAGCTACACTCATATTATCCGAAACGTTTACAGTGACCCAAGCAAAATTTTTGATGAAATGACCAATATAGAAGAAATTACAGCCTGTGGCAGAGATATTTCTAAGTACTATGACGACTTGATTGAAACCAGTCAATGGTATCAATTATTAGGCGAAGGCACACACACTGTAAATGGCAAAAAAATCACAGTGGATCTTTACGATCTTAAAAAGAAACTTTGGTTATGCCTTGCTAGTGTAAATGTGCTGGAAGGGATACGTTTTTATGTAAGCTTTGCATGTTCATGGGCGTTTGCCGAACTTAAAAAAATGGAAGGCAATGCAAAAATCATCAAGTTAATCGCCAGAGACGAAAATGTACACTTGGCTAGTACACAACAGTTGTTGAAGTTATTACCCAAAGATGATGCAGATTTTATAAAAATACAAAAAGAAACAGAACAAGAAATCATTGATATGTTTGTAGACGCAGTCAATCAAGAAAAACAATGGGCTTCATATTTGTTTAAGCAAGGAAGTATGATTGGCCTAAATGAGCAGTTGTTGGGAGACTACATTGAGTGGATTGCCAACAAACGCATGGTTGCGATCGGAGCCGAAAGCCCTTATCGCGGTGGAACGAACCCGTTGCCTTGGACTACAAAGTGGATTGCCGGAGGCGACGTACAAGTAGCACCCCAAGAAACGGAAATCACAAGTTATGTGATTGGTGGTACCAAACAGGATATCACCCAAGAAACATTTACAGGACTTAGTCTATGACCTTAAAACTATATTCAAAATCAAACTGCCCGCATTGTGCAAATGCAAAAGCAAAACTTTCACAGTTAAACATTGTATTTGAAGAAATTAACATTGAAGCAGATCAAACTGCAAGAGACTTTTTGGTAGAACAAGGATTTCGTACAGTGCCGCAGATATTTGTTGATAATGAACTATTAGTTGAAGGTGGTTGGAATGGTCTCAAAAGTTTAAGCAATGATGAGATTTTTCAACGGTTAAATATTATTACTGAAAAGGCAAGCTAATTTATGAAACTAATACCAAACGAAGTCTATACTTTTAAACTCACAAGCGGCGAGGAAGTTGTTGCAAAGTTTATCAAACAAGGCGACAGTGTATTCACTGTAACCAATCCTCTTAGTGTTGCCATGAGTCAAGAAGGTATGCAATTGATTGCCAGTGTGTTCACTGCAAAACCTGATAGACATATAGAGTTGCAAAGAACCAGTGTAAGCATGATTGCTGAAACTAGACAAGAGTTGGAAGCCAGTTACATCGAAGCAACCACTGGGGTTAGACCAGTTACTAAACAAATTATAACAGGATAAAAAATGCCTAGGGTTGTAAGGAAAGGGGATGCAAACGGTGCCGGTGGCATGGTTACAGGTCCTTGCGTTCCCAGGGTAGAAGTCAACGGTAGACCTATCAGTGTAAACAGTGATAGTGTTTCGCCCCATCCTTGTTGCGGAGAGCCTGGTTGTGCAGCTCATTGTAGTGCTAAAACCACTAAAGGTGCCAGTCGTGTAAGAGCGGCTGGAGAACCAGTACAATATATAGGCTGTGTGGATACTTGTGGTCATGCACGAACACAAGGTAGTAGCAATACTATTGTAGGTGCCTAGCATGACAAATAAAACTCCATTACAAACCAGTATGGGAATTTACCTAACACAAAATCGTGGGCTTAGGCAAGACCCGGTTACAGTTGGTAATATTAGTGCATATAGATCTCTTGAACCTGTTGCAAGTTATAGAACAATGGCAACAGCCACTTCTGGTTTAGGCGAAAGTGCAGCAGCCGCACTTTTAGCTTTGAAAAGTGCAAACTTATATCCTTTGTTGGACACAGATCCAAATGGAGCCAGCGATAGATTCACTGATATAACTGAATCACACATGAACCAAATACTGCCAGCAGACTTGACTATTTTTACACAGGTTTATGGAATTGCAAGTGCTGGTGTCACAATTAATAATAGTTTGATAGAAAGCAATGCTGCAATCAACACAACTCTTGCAAGCACGTTTACTACCATGGACGATCTTACCACCGGCGGATTTAGTCAAGTTAGCACAGATCTCGAAAGTTTTGGAAACGATCTTGCAAATATAGGCACTGCATTAAATCTACAGTATTTGGATAGACTAGGGCAACCTAGTCTTGTGGTTGCAAGTTTGAAGAAAGCAGGACAAGGATACACTGGTTTCAGGGAACAAATGATAGCAGCAGGATTAACCAACAGTGTCATAGACAGTATAAGTTTACAAGGCTCTGGTCCAGGACTTTTGGTTGAAAGTCAAATTTACCAAGCAATGAAAGCAGTAATAGATTCTGTGCAACTCAACGAAATTCTAAGTATTATTGGATGTACAGTATCTTTAACCAGTTTAGACCAAATACTAGACCTAAAAATACTATTACCTACCAGCTACCCTAGTTTACAAGCACCCACTGACAACGGTGATCTTTACACTATCTACAACGGCAGTGGCCTAAATGGTGTGTTTAACAATCTAGGGCAAGGACTAGGAACCACAAGTACCACTCCTGAACTTGCAGCAAGTGCAAAAGCACTTGCCAAAGGGCTTCGTTTGGTAAAAAACATAAACGGCAAAACCACTGGTGCTATTGCCAGTACAATTGCTGCAATCGAAACCAGTAGCGATCTTGCCGACATCAGCGGGTTAACCCAGCCTATGCCAGATGATGCAAGCAGTTTAATAGGAAATATTGCACTAGGCAGTGGAGCAAACAGCAGTTATGTTATTGCCGACGCAATAGGCAGTGTAGCAGGATATGACTTTGATCCACTGTTGCCTCTTACAGTTGCAAACATAACCACAGTTCAGGACAGCGGATTAGCAACAACTTTATACACCTCTACAACAGGTGTGTTTCCACTGCTCACTGATGTAATCAATGGTGTTTATGGTTCTAATCCAGATATCTACGGTGGATTAGGAAATACTTTACCAGCATGGATTACCAGTAGCAGTGGCAACAGTTATGGTACAATAGATGCGGCTTGTATTGCACTGGCACCAGACGCACAAACTACAATAAATTCTATAACAAGTAGTTTAGAGTCCACTTATGGTAACGCTGTAGCTACCGCTAACAGTTATTGGACCACACTGGGTAACAGAATATCTTTAGAAAAATCTGTGTTAAACAGCGTAGGAGTAGACCTTGCAAATTTATCGGGTGAATCAACTAGCCTTGCAATAAGTTGGGCAGATGGTGTGGGTACCTATGCAATTGATACTCAACCTGGTGGTGCTAGCGAGTTTATAACAAAAATAGCAAACACAGCAGATATCAGCGGTCAAACTGTGGTAGCATCTTTGCGTGAACAACGCACAATGAATGCACTGCAAAATCTTGGCACACCTCCAGACTCAAATAATGCTTGACAAATAAAAGCAGTCAGTTTATACTAATAAAACAGTGAGAAAGTAGAGGACATATTATGAAACTTATTATTGGTTTTGCAATTGGTATTGTTGTTACATTGTTTTATTTTGATCCAGACGGAACTGCGGACAAGATCGGAGACGCAGCATCACAAGGACGTGATATTGTTCAGGAGTTACCTGAACAGGTAGGTCAAATAAAAGAAAAAATCGGTGACATTAGATTGGTTAACTGATTTAGAATCAGCTAAGAGAAAACAAGAAAAACGTCTTGTAATTGAAAAAGCATTGATTGCTAGCAGACTAGGAAGTGCTAGTGCTCAGTGCTTTTTGTACAACTGTTGGTTAGCCTATAATCCGAACTACAACTACAACCTAACACACATACCAATGACTGCAAACATAGGAAATCGTCCAAATAACTTTACTAAATTTTGGGCACTCTGTGAAGCTTTGAGAACAAACTCCATTATAGGTCACGATGCAACAACCAGTGTTTTATTAGAAAGCCAGTGGTTTGACAGCGACCTATGGAACAGAGTTTG